ACCACCGCCAACACCGGACCAAGCCGTGCCGTTGTACTTCAGCATGGTGGGTAACCAGTTCCGTGTGCATCCTGCGCCGGACTCGTCCTACACGGCAGAGTTGTCCTACTTCGCCAAGATCCCGCGCCTGACGGATGCAGCGCCGACCAACTGGCTGCTGACGATGGCACCCGACATCTACCTTTACGGCGCACTGATCCAGTCGGCTCCGTACCTCAAGGACGATGAACGGATCAATGTCTGGACCACGCTGTACGCTGCTGGATTGGATGCCCTACGGGTGGCCGATCAGGGTGCGACATCAAGCCGTGGCGTTTTGAAATCACGAGTTAAACCCTTCGGAGTGCGTTAATGTCATCCTTCACCGACTACACCGAGAACCTGGTTCTCAATTATTTGTTGACAGCGAACTCTGTCACCCGCCCAACGGCTTGGTATGTCGGTCTGTTCACAGCAGCCCCGAGCGACACTGGCGGTGGCACTGAGGTCTCCGGTAACGGCTACGCCCGCAAGGCCACCGGCACGATGACCATCACGGGCACGGCCACCACGGCCACCAATGCCGCGGCGATTGAGTTTGATCCTGCAAGCGGCGGCAACTGGGGCACGCTGACGCACGCTGCAATCTTTGACGCGCTGACCACCGGCAACATGCTGGCGTGGGCACCACTGACTACATCGCGCACCATCAACGATGGCGATGTGTTCCGCGTTCCGGCCTCCAGCCTGACCGTCACCCTGACATAACATGGCCGCATACGGCTCCGGCTACTACGGCGGGGGCAATTACTCCTTCGGGGTAAGTCTCGGTGCCGTAGCAATCACAAGCGCGAGTTCTGCATCCATTGCAGCAACTCGCGTTTGCATTGGTGCGGCTGCTGTTTCATCGACATCGACTGAGGTTGTCTCCGGCCAAGCGGTCAAGTTTGGTGCGTTTGCGGTCTCCGCATCGTCATCGGCCTCGATTGCTGGCAATAGAGTTGCAGACAGTGCTGTTTCAGTTTCATCGACCTCGGCAGTATCTTGTGCCGGCCTGCGGTACGCGGTAGGCATCGCCAGCATCACGGACGCTTCATCTGTCGCGGCTGCGGGCTTGCGCTACGCGATAGGTGATGTGGCTGTGGCCGCTGCATCCAGCATGGAAGTGAACGGCCAGCGGGTCGCATTCATCAGTTGCACCATCGCCAGTGAAGCGCTGATGGTGATTGACTCCAATGTCATCGTCAACCAGCCGATTGCCATTGAAGCTGCTGGAGTGATGGGCATTGAGTATTTGCGGATCATGTCGTTTGATGTGAGCGTAAATTGCGCCAGCAGCATGTACGCATCTGGCCAATTAAAGTGGAATAATCAAGGGGACACGCCAGAGTCGTGGACCGGCATCAATGACACACCAGAGACATGGAATCCGATCTCTGTTTCGTCTGAGTCTTGGGGGTCTATCAGTGACACGCCAGAGACATGGACGCCGATTGCGGATGTGTCCGAAGTTTGGGAAACCGTTTAAGAGGTAAACAATGGCAGATACAACCACCACCAACCTTGGGCTTACGAAGCCCGAGGTCGGCGCATCGACAGACTCCTGGGGCGGCAAGATCAATACCGATCTTGATACCGTTGACGGCATCTTCAAGGGTGACGGCACCGGCACCTCTGTCGGCCTAAGTGTTGGCAGCGGCAAAGTGCTGTCGGTTGCCGGCTCATTCTCGTCCAGCGGCACCTTTGCCCTGACGGGTGACCAAGTGCAGATCAGCGAGGGCGGCACGGGCTCCACAACGGCAGCAGCGGCCTTGGTCGCGCTGGGTGAGCGTACAGGGGCCACTGGTGCCTTGAAGACCCCCACGGGCACCACAGCAGAGCGCCCAACGCCAGCGACAGGTTACCTCCGGTTCAACACGACTCTGTCCAAGCCCGAGGTGTACAACGGCACGGCTTGGGGTTCGGTCGGTGGCGGTGCAACTGGTGGCGGCTCCGATGAAATCTTCATTGAGAACGGCCAGACGGTCAACACGAATTACACAATCGGCGCATCGCGCAACGCCATGAGCACCGGCCCCATCACAGTGGCAACTGGTGTAGTTGTCACCGTACCAACCGGCTCCCGCTGGGTTGTTCTTTAAGGAAATATATGCCAGTAGTTATTGATGGAACAAACGGTATTGGTACACCGGATTTAGAAAGTACTGGACAAGTTACAGGGACTACGGGTACTTTCAGTGGTGCTGTTCAAGCCAGTGGGGTGGCAACCAACTTGTACCCCTTGGTATCCAGCACAGCAGTGGCATCCACCAGCGGAACCAGCATCGACTTCACCTCTATCCCAAGCTGGGCCAAGCGGATTACGGTGATGCTTGCTGGTGTTTCTACTAATGGATCATCAGCTATTCAAATACAAGTTGGGGATTCAGGCGGTGTAGAAACAACTGGATATTTGGGTGCTGGTGGTTATATTATTAACAATGGCGCAACTTTTGTTGCAACTTTTACTTCAGGTTTTGCTATTACTTCTGCTGTAAGTGCCGCTTCTATTTATCACGGGTCAATGACTATTACATTGTTAGGAAGTAACGCATGGGTAGCAAATGGTGCGTTTGCAAGAAGTGATGCGGCTCTTGTGCAAAATTTTGGTCAAGGTTCTAAAACTCTTTCCGACACGTTAGACCGCATCCGCATCACCACAGTCAACGGCACAGACACCTTTGACGCTGGCTCCATCAACATTATGTGGGAATAACTTATGAGCAACATAGCAGTACAAGGTGGGGCTACAGGGACTGGCACATTCACCATCCTTTCTCCATCAACATCTATTAATCGTACATTAACCCTCCCTGACCAAACAGGTGTGGTTGTCACTACCAACGCAGGCAACACAGGTGTTGTGTTTCCTGATGCCTCGGTTCAAACTACAGCAGCAACACCGGCTACCAACATCCAAACCTTTCTAGCGTCTGGCACATGGACGAAACCGGCTGGTGCAGTCGCGGTTTACGTTGAGCTTATAGCTGGCGGCGGTGGTGGTGGTAGCGGAAGGCAAGGGGCTACATCAACCAATAGATTCGCGGGCGGCGGTGGTGGAGGCGGTGCGGGTATAAATCGTACCTTTGTGGCTGCTGACTTGGCGGCGACTGTAACCGTCACTGTCGGCGCGGGCGGTACGGGAGCCGCAGCGGCGACCACCACCAGCACCAACGGCACCAACGGCACTGTTGGTGGCAATTCATCGTTTGGGACGAAACTTGTCGGTTATGGTGGTGGACCTGGGCAGTATTCAGGTGGAACAAATGGCGGCGGCGCTGCAAGCGCAGGAACTACTATTACTGGTGGCGCACCTTTTTATTCCGATGGTGATGGTGTTACTCCAACATCTGTGGGCAGTGGTTTTGCATTTGGCGGTGCTGACGCAAGAACACTTATTATTGATGGGTTTTACGGTGGCGCGTGCGGTTCCGGCAATAACAATGTAGGTGGAAATTCATATTTTGGTGGGGCAGGTGGTGGCGGCGGCGCATCTATTTCTAGCGCCAATGCAACAACAGCGGCAACACTTGGCGGGTTTAATGACTACGCCACAGTGCGAACTGGCGGTGCTGGTGGTGCTACTGCTACTGTTGGAAGTGCGGGTACTGCAAACTCTGGCAGTGGCGGCGGCGGCGGCGGCGCATCAACTAACGGCACAGCATCTGGTGCTGGCGGCGCTGGCGGTACAGGCTTTGTGCGCGTAATTACATACTTCTAAGGGGGCAATATGGCTTTAACTGATTGGGCGGTCTATCGCCTCGATACTGGACTCATTGAAAATGTCATCTGGTTTGACGTAGACACTGCCGTATGGACACCACCAGAAGGTTTTGGCATGGTTGACATTCCGAACAATACGGCAGGCATCTACTCTATGTGCGGTATCGGCTGGTCATATATTGACGGCCAATTTGTCGAGCCACCACAGCCACAGCAACCAGAACAGCCATTGGAGCAAACAGAATGACAACATCTATTTTGAACCGAGGAGCGCTCAATGGCTAACGGAACACTCGCAGTCAGTCAGTTGGAAATACTGACGCAAACAGGAACAGGCATCATCACTGTTGTCCCTCCTACGACCAATACAAACCGCACCCTCACCTTGCCAGATAGCACAGGCACTGTAGCCACTGCTGAATCCACACTGACGCAATTCAACGCCAGCGGAAGCGCCCCTGTCTACGCCTGCCGCGCATGGGTGAACTTTAACGGCACTGGCACTGTGGCGATTCGTGCTAGTGGGAATGTGTCGAGTATTACGGATAACGGCGCTGGTGATTACACAGTCAACTTTACAACTGCTATGCCTGATACAAGTTACGCTGTTGCGGGTATGTCAAATTGGGACGGTACAAGCCGAGGTGGTCTTTTGGGTATAAATGTTCTACGAACTACAACTACTTCAGCGGTTCCTATTACAACATTGCAGTCATCAAATTATGGCGTTCTTGACACAACTGTAGTAACTGTTGCAATCTTTAGATAAAGAAACAATCATGACAAAACGAATTATCTACCCAAACGATGAAGGCGGCGTGGCAGTCATCATCCCAGCCGACACCGTTGAAGCCTGCATGAAGGACATTCCCGAAGGCGCTGAATATGCCATCGTTGATGTTGCAGACATTCCAGAAGACCGTACATTTCGAGGAGCGTGGACATGGGCATCGTAATCGACATCACCAAGGCCAAGGCCATCACGCATGACGCAAGGCGAGCAGCACGTTCTGCTGAGTTCGCTCCGCTGGACATCAAGGCATCTATCCCATCTGAGGCCACAGCCGCTGAAGAAGCCCGCGCAGCCATCCGCACCAAGTACGCCGAGATGCAGACTGCTGTTGACGCTGCTGCTGATGTGGCTACATTAAAAGCAATCATTGAGCAACTTCCATGAGCGACCACGATGTGACCCACCGAGAAATCTACGACAGGTTGGTGGCTGTTGAGACTAAGGTGGATTCCATCGCAGACGGCACCAAAGACGTGGCGGCTGCTTTCGCTGCTGCACAGGGCGCCTTCACGGTGCTGGAGACCCTGAGCAAGCTGGCCAAGCCGCTGCTGTGGATCGGCGGGCTGGTTGCATCTGTTGTGGCCTTTTGGGATCACTTCAAGGTGCGCTGATGGACGCACTGCCACCTGACCCACCGGCCATTGTGAGGAAGGCCGAATTCCAGTGCGTCAGGTGGTCATGGTCATCCGACAGGCTGCTGGTCTGGTGCCTTCAGTGGCGTGAAAGAAAATAGTGATCGATCCGCTAACGGCGCTGGCCGGCATACAGGCCGCTGTGGCCTTAATCAAGAAGGTCAGCAAGACCGTTGACGATGTGTCTTCGCTCGGCCCTGTGCTTGGCAAGTACTTCGATGCAAAGTCAACTGCCACCAAGGCTGTTGTCGCTGCCAAGAAGTCCAAGTCCAGCATGGGCACGGCCATCCAGATCGAGATGGCGCTCGACCAGGCCAAGCGGTTTGAGGATGAGTTGCAATTGCTGTTCATGCAGAGCGGCAAGATCGATGTGTGGAATAAAATCAAGTCCAGAGCAGCGGCGATGGATGTCGAAGCAGCGCACGAGGCCCGCAGAGAAAAAGAAGCTGAGAAGAAGCGCCAAGAGGAAGTGGACGAAATCATCACCATTCTGCTCATGCTGCTGGTGACATGCACGGTCCTCGGCGCTACCGGCTGGTTCGTGTACGAGGCCTTGCAGCAGTGCAGCCCCAATTGCGGTTTTCAGAAAGGTTGATTATGTTTCCCCTCACAGCCCTACTTGAAGTCGGCGGCAAGCTCATCGACAAGCTCATCCCAGATCCAGAGGCCAAGGCCAAGGCCCAGATGGATCTGGCCAAGATGGCGCAGGACGGCGAGTTGGCCAAGATGGCCAAGGACACCAAGCTGTACGAGGTCGAGCAGACCAATGTGACCGAGCGCTGGACCGCCGATATGGCGTCCGACTCATGGCTGTCCAAGAACATCCGGCCAATGGCACTGGCGGCCATCTTCTTGGCCTACTTCCTGTTCACCACCATGAGCGCCTTCGGCTACAACGCGCAGGAGTCCTATGTCCAACTGCTGGGCCAGTGGGGCCAGATCGTCTTCTTGGCCTACTTCGGTGGTCGTACAGTCGAGAAATTGGCTGAAATGAAAATGAACAAGAAATGAAGCTGACCGAAAACTTCACGCTGGAAGAGTTGACCACCACCAGCCATCGCCAGTTCGACAACACGCCCAACGACGCCGAGATGGCAAACTTGGTCAAGCTGGCCGAGTTCTTGGAGAAGGTCAAAACTTACCTTGATGGTAAGCCGATCATGATCAACAGCGCCTTTCGGTCCAAACAGGTCAACGACTCAGTGGGCAGCAAGGACACCTCCCAGCACCGCACGGGCTGCGCGGCTGACATCCGGGTGCCAGGCATGACGCCGGACGCCGTGGTGAGGGCTTTGGTGGCCTCTACGCTGCCGTTTGACCAGATCATCCGCGAGTTTGACGCTTGGACGCACATCAGCATCAGCGACAAGCCGCGCCGTCAGGCGCTGATCATCGACAAGTCAGGCACACGCGCCTTTTCGTAACAGCGCCCGATACGCCTCAATGGCGTCCTTCACATCGCGCTGCAACTGCTCGATGCGCTCATTCTGCTCGACCATCTTCACGTTCGCTTCCTCGGCGAACTGGGCTAGGTTCTCTTGGGTCCAAGTCTTAAAGTTTGACATTCGTTGATGGCCGTCCGGCCCCTAATTTTTGTTTATCCACACGAACCACCGCGTCGTCGATGGTCGTAAACCTGTGCAAGTTCGCG